CTTTATTTTTTCGAGAATAAAAGTTGTCCCGTCACAGCCACCACTGACAACATCATAATACTTACGGTCTTGAACAATATATACAGAGATCGATTTACATACAACTACCGCATGTAGTGTTTCTAGCGTAATAAACGGTTTATGAACAAGTGACTCCTCCAACGCACTTAGGATTAGTTTGTTTGCCTTTAAAATCGGTTTGTTTTGACGGAGTAATTCAATCAGTTCAAATTTGAATCGATTTGATTCTGTGTAATAATTATCGATCATTTCAAATTTTTCATAACGATTCATCATAATATACAAACACCACAATATTGAATCAGCGCATTTGGTTTCATTTATGTTTATACTATATTTTCTTATATCATTCGGGTGGAATATTACGATTTGATTAACAGCGGGTAATGGAACGTTATCTGCGCCGGTGTCTGTGTCTAGGTCTAGGTCTGGGTCTAGGTCTGTGCTAGCATCTGTATCACTCGATTCCTCTGAATCCGATGAGTTCGGCATTTTGTTGATAAAGATCGGTTCGGGCAATCGTTTCGGTAAAGACGGCGATATCGAATCTAACACAATCTCGCCAACATCATCGATACGGTTATTTTTCGTGACATTACTGCTGTTATGGTTAGCGCGACTTTTTATGTCATAACATATAATATTCCCTCCTTCCAAGTTTGCCGGAGTGAAAGAAAATGAATTATAGAGACAAGGAATGAAACCTGTCATCATATAGGGTATATATTATATCACATTATCTTTATGCGTGTTATTTATCAAAAAACTCTTTCGTGAGATTTTGTTTCTGTTCTTCGATTTCGTTCAAGTGTTTTTCTTGATTGATGACATATTTCATATAATCATACAATTGAGTTAGTATATCATTATTCAATCTAGAAATATTCACAAATACGCCATTTTTATTTTCGTTGATTTGGGTGTTTTTTGAATGTAGAATACGCAAAATCTCGATTTGATGAACAACCGGCATATTCTCAATCCCGTCTTTCAACGACATCAAATAATTGGTTTTTGTTTCGACATGTTGAGCCATCGTTTGAATTTCGTTCATCGCAGATAAACTTGCGATCGCAGCACTCATTTTGTTTTCACAATAAAAAGAACCAGAATTAGACGATGTTCCTACGGTAGATGACATTTATAATACACACACTACGGTTTACACTTTATACTCTTTCTTCACGTCCAATAACATCGCAATAATAGTGATATGCGTATCATGAAGGACAAATCTACGTCCAATAATTTTCACGGTGAGAATATCATTTTCTTCTATACGAGAGAATAATTCACGCGAACACGCATGCATGTCACGTGAAAGGAACACTTCGATCGGCGATACTTTACCTCGCTCTAAATCTTTTGCGCAGGCACGAACACCCGCTTGTGTTATTGTTTTCGCAACACACGTAATCACCGAAGTTTCATCCGGATAACATATCAAACAATCGGCAATAATGTCGAAATGTATATTCGCCCCAGCGAGTGTACCGCACGAATACGATGCGATCGCTACTGTGTTGGGACAAATATATCCTTCGATCGAGCAGCGCCCTTCTACCAATTTGGCGAGTTCATTTCTCAATAACTGTGCGACAACAATACCTTTCGAGAGTTTATAAAATGGTAATGAAATAGTACGTCGTATTTGACGTTTGACAAAGAGTTCGGGATCGCAATACACGGGTTCGGTTTCTGTCAGTAGCGTTTGTTGTTTATATGCTTGAATACCATCGTTTTGACAGACTACTTCATCGGTTACGAACGCGGTTCCAGTTCCGGAAATAGGACCGCTTACCTGAGGTGGAATATCTGGTTTTACCTTTTTGGGTTTTGGGCGTATTGTTTTTGATGTTCTTTTTATTGTTTCGCCAACAGCGTTCGATACGGTTCCTACTAATGCTGCTGATGCTGAGGCCATTATAGAATGACGATGACTATATAAGTTCTATATATATGTTTATATTTGTATCAATTTTATTCATATGTAGTCACATATAATAACCTGATATCCACCGCCGCTACTATCTACAATTTGAAGTGGTTTTCCACAGCCGTATATAACACCGTCACTTACGAGTTTATCGCATTCATCCTTGTTACTATGTGGATGGATTGGTTGAAGATTATGTCGGAATACACCATGCCGCAAAATACGACAGTTAAATTCGCGATGAGCCACTACAAATGGTTCATTACAATGAAGACATGTGAAAGTATGGTCCATGTATAGATATATAACCAATATAAATACAATACATAATAATTATCAAAACATTATGAAGGTATTATTTATCAATATTGGTTATGTGCATCATAAAATTTTACATGCAATTCAAAACTATAAAAACATTACCTTTACAGAGGTAAATGATATTAATATTATTCCAGAAGAAGAATTGAGAACCTATGACGCAGTATATGCTCCGCGCGGACCTATCGATGTTAAAAAATATAATTATTGTAAATTTATATTTGGCGCACAATTTTCGGTATTTCCGGATGATCCCGGTGCGATTGAAATGATCAAAGGCATGAATTCCATGTATATTCAACCATCAAAATGGGCACTAGATGTATGGAAAAATTATAAATTCAATAATACGATATTATGTAAAGATTTACAGATGGGAGTATTACCTTTTGGCGTTGATACAGAAAAATTTAAACCTTCGAATCATATTCCAAGACGTGATAAGAATTGTGTTTTTTTATATAAAAAATCGAGGAGATATAATGATTATAACGCTATCATACAGTTTTTACAAAAACGTAATATTGATGTTAAAGTGTTTAGTTATAATCAAAGATATAGCGAGGACGAATACATCGAATATTTACAAAACGCAAAATATGGTATATGGGTTGGAATTCATGAAAGTCAGGGGTTTGCCTTAGAAGAAGCATTATCTTGTGATGTGCCTTTATTTGTCTGGAGTGTTACATCGATGAATCAAGAGATCGGTCCAAATTACGACAATATTCCAGCAACTACGATTCCTTACTGGGATGAAAGGTGTGGAGAATACTTTCATAGACAAGACGATATGGAGAGTACATTTGATTTGTTTTTATCAAAATTAGATACATATAAACCACGAGAGTATGTGGTTGAAAACCTATCATTTGACGCTTGTGAAAATATCTGTAAAAATCGTATTACAGAGCTGAATACAAATTAGAACAAAACCTATCCATATACAACATTACATTACAATATATGGTGTAGTGTTGTATTATATTTACACCAACTCCGCAATCACCGAAATTGCGTCATCTCCAATCTCAAATCGTTGACCGATGACTCTCACGCGTATCTCTTCTTCTTCCCGAAGACGCGTAAAATCGGCGCGGTCATAATGATGATCGCGTGCGACAAACACGACTACCGGACTCTTGGGCTCGTTGAGTGTCGCGCGAATACCCGCCAAGCTAATATTTTTAATCACGCATGAAAACACGACTCCTTCAACAAGCGAACACGCCTCGCATTCATATACCACTTCAAATATCGCGTTCTTTCCATGAAGATATCCGTTGGAATACGTGAGAATCTTCACGCTCCCTGGGCGAATAAATCCTTCCGCCATACACTTTCCTTCTACGATTTTCGAGAGAATATGCTCAAGTGTGTCTTTTATGTTACGCCCAATAATACGAAATGGAACTTCCAATTTACGTGTCAGTAATATCGTCGTATAAATTCCTAATTTTGGTGATGCTGTAATCGGCGCTTGACTTACATTACCATATCTTGAAATACTAACTTTTGCGGTCTTTTGTTCCATGTCACTTTATATATATCAATACTTTATTTCTCTATATGTAAACCTTCGATATCGCACAATAAAGCCTCGCATGGTGTAAAAAACCATTTGCGCCCGTTGACAGCCTTCCTATCAAACGTCCTCAATAAAAACTCCTGAAATACACATAATTCCTTCTGGGTTCTGAGTTTTGTGTTTTCGGTGGTAAGTTTATATTCATCACCTTGTGTGACAGGATTCAACGACAACACCGTATTGATAATTGATATTGCGTCGGTTTTACCTGATTGATCGCACCTAGCACCTTTGTCGCGTTTCTTTGACATTACCTTGACTTTAAATACCATGTATGACATTTTGAATAATGAAATAAATCCAATCACCATATTCATTTTTTGAATTTGTTCCGTTTGGACTTTTACTAAAAGTAGATAGAAATCTTGTTCATCTTCAGGTTCGGCGGTTACCCATTCGTGCGTTTCATAACGTAATACAACGAGTTCAAATAATTTTTGTTTCTCCTTATTGAATAATAGCATTCCTTTATCTTCTGGCACAGGAGCGGCAGCGGCGGCAGCGGCGGCTCTTCTTCCTACTAATGGTCGATGTATTACCTGTCGAGAATAATACTGTAGGATCATACGTTCAAATGGTGTAAGCAGTTGTATTCCTCCACCTCCGGCAGCGCCGCCAGATATAATCTCCATCGATTCATTATTCTTTCGAAATAGATAATTCAACACGGTTTTTGATTCTTCGAATGATAGATGCTCGATTAAATTTGCGACGACAAGCTCATGAAGCTCTTCTTTGGAAATTTGGAATTCTTCTGTCTGAGAGATTTGACGAATCACCTTTCCACAATAATAATACCAGTCATCCTGTTCTTTCGTAGGCTTATCAAATACGGTATTACATGTATCGAATGTATTTGACAACATCGTAATAATTTTTTCATCTTCACTTAATGGTGCGTCTGCTTCCGCTTCCGCTTCTGCTGCCGCTTCCCTTTCTTCTGATTCGATCTGAGGAAGCGACGAAGTCGCACGGGGTTTTAGTTTATCGTTCACTACTTCAGCGACCTTCTTATTTGGAACTGACACGGATGCGGATGCCGCCGACCCGGAAAATGGTTTCTGAAGAATACCCAAATAATCCTCTGTTATATTTTCTGGAAGAGGATATTCTATCGCGTTATGCTTATATGGAACTGGTGTGCTTCGTTGATGAATACTGATACGTTTATCGGTTATTTCAATCGGCTGAAATAGATAATATTCCCCTACATTTATGATACGCCCAAGACGTCCATATTTATCATTTACATATTCGTTGGGATCAGACACCATCTGTGTGAGAGCTAAATTGATTTGCGCGATGGGATATTGTCGTATTGCGTTTACGTGTGCGATAATTCCATTTCGACCTGTTTTCTTATAGAAAAATGATTCTTTGTATAATTCACGAATTTTATGAATAATTTTATCGAGATTCATCGACATGAATTTTTCATTAAATGTATCGATTCGAACATCGCTTTCTCCGCGTCTCTGCTGATCGTTATCGTCGTCGCTGTCGTCGCTGTCGCTGTCCATTCCATATAAATCGCGCTGTTCTTGGATCGGTCGTCCATTCGAAAATGTCGGCCGACAAACATACTCACACCGTTCCATGTAATCACATAATGCGGAATAAGGTCGCGCGCCAACTTGATAGTTTATTTGTTTGCGTGATGAGAGATTTAGCTGAACAACCTGATTGAGTTGTGCGGCGGTTTGTGTATTATGTTGAACATTCAATATACAATCTACCGCAGATGTTCTAAGAATGCGAGAGACAACTCCGATCTTTACTGCTTTGAATTCCGAGAGACGATACAAATAAAGATCGATCGCCTCAATATCTGGATTTGAAAGCGATGTTCCGTATAAATACAATTCAACATTTCGCTGTGAAAATGGCAGTCGCTTATGACTACAATTACGGATAGCACGACCTATAATTTGTTCGAGCAAGTTCATATTATACCACGGTTCCAAAATATGGACTTGGCGAATATTTTTAAAATCAAGGCCTTCACTTCCAGCAACCGAAATAATGACAACCTTTACATTTTCACCGTATGTATTATTTTCGCTCGTCAACGCTTTTAGTTCATGTAGATTGTCCGGCGAAATCGTAGGATCACCTGTGATAACGGAATAACGCGCCGGACGAAATGGACGGTCAGGATATTGCGTCTGATGTTGACGTTGTGGAAGCATCGTAATTGAATCAATATTCTGTGTAGGTTTGCTTCGAAAAAGCGACGAATTTCCTCCGGCAATGCTGTAACGCGAAAATCCGAGTTCCTCTAATGCGAGAGCAACGGGAACAACGCCGCCATCAATATATTGGCTATAAATGAGAATAATACCGTCACTCGTCATGACTTTATTCGTGATATGTCTTATTTTCGCTGAATATCGGCCAATATTTTCTGGCGCAAAGATACGGGATGATGCTTTCGTAGTTGTTTCACCGCGAGGCAATTTAAACGCACGAATAAATTCAGGGCGATATTCGAAATTCAGCCTCATTGGAGGATTACCTACCTCTTCATAGGACATGATGTGACGTAGACCTTCTTTACCAATACACGCCGTAATATCAAATTCGTCATTCGGGTCATTTATGTATTCGATGAGAGACGGATGAGGATAGACAATATTCAGCGCTTCCAACGGTTTTTGAACCACCGCATAACCTATTGTGTCCATATTTTCGAATGACGGGAAATCGACTGATTCCACAACAGTTGTTTCATCAATTACGCCGCTTACGCCGCTTACGCCGCTTACGCTGCTTACGCCTCCTTCTACTTCTGCCGCGGCGGCGGCGGCGGCCTTGCCTTTGCCCTTACCTTTGCCTTTGCCTTTATTCCCCTCTTCTGCTGCGGATGCCGCGGATGCTGCTGCGGCTGCCTTTTTTCGTCGAACCATCGCCGTTTTTTTATATATATACATCGCTTTCATGTCGCTAATAATAAAACGATACGCCGCTTCTTGTATATCGCCGGCTTGTGTCATAAATACGTCAATATGTTCAATCGGTTGTTCGATATGACGTCCGTTTAATTGGGTTCGTGGATATCCAGCCGCACCGCCAGATATTCGTGCGAGCAGCGAGTAATCGGGTGAATGTTCTCTCGGATACACACGATAAGGAAATGTATATGGGTTTTCACCACGAACGAACGATACATACCCGGTTGCCTTACGGACAAGAAGCTCCTTACCAATCTCTCTACCATCCGAGTCTACACGAAAATTACCGCGTTCGTCAAATACATCCGCGATATCGATGGTCGCCCGACGATCGTTCAGGTTCATAAGGTTAATGAGCCACACGATTTCCTTATAACTGTTATACATTGGTGTTCCCGAGAGAAGAAGCAACCGCACATTATTCACTTTTTGAACAATCTGGAACAATATCTTCGCCACGCGTTTATCTCGGTTATCGTCTGTAATACGAATATTATGAACTTCATCGATAATAATCAGCGTATTTGCGAATAATTTACGCAACTTTGCGACAGAAAGTGTTTCGATCGCAAGTGTCTCCATTTCAGCCGCCTTTGCGGCATCAGCAGCAGACTTGCGCCCTTTTTTGGCAACGCTGACGCCGACACTTGCGCCAGCAGACGCTTTACGACGAACTTCTTGTATGACAGCATCATCTTGAGAAATTCCAATACTTGACGCATGTGTGCGCGCGTAATTCGCGAATTCATTATAACCAAAAAATAAATAGTGCGATGAAATCAACCGCCGTATCTGTTTAATGATTTTGTCACGTGTCAATCCTTTCATATTCATCGGGTTTATCTCTTTGATAAATTTATTGCCGGTACACGCACGAATATTCCATACACCCGGCTCAATCTCTCGGAGCTCGCGTTCATCAAAGAGCTGAAGCCGGAAATTTTCCTGAACGTTTGGTGACGCAATCACCATAATTTGTTGCGTAATTCCCATTTGTTTCATATAGTCACGCATCTCTTCCGCCACACTAATCGCAGAACATGTCTTCCCTGTTCCAAGTCCATGATATAATAACAAACTATTATACGGTGTCTCTACTGAAAGAAAATTACGAACAAATTGCTGGTTCGGCGCAAGTTCAATCTGCGCATTACATAAAATCTCCGCCTCTTCCTCTACATTCTTCGCATTATCTACATCCATCTTGGTATCAAAAAACTCTTTTCGTAAGGCGATTTTAGTATTAAAATTTGGGTCATTTAAGGTTGGGTAAAGACCATTCGTGGCAGCCGCAGCGATCCGTGCTCCTTCGCCGTCGTCGTCACCGGCACCGTCGCCGTCGCCGTCATCCGGCAAAATACCAATATCATGAATTGTCATCTCTCGTTCAAGTAATTCTTTTTTTAAAAGAAGTTTGTTGAACTCCTTACTAAATGGATTATTGATATCTTCTGGTTTGAGGCGTTTACGCCCTTCTTCAAGTTCGCGCTTCATTGCCGCGATCGCTGTTTTCGGGTCAGAACGGCCGGTGTTTACGACGGCGGAAGCAGCTTTCGCTTTTGGACGTATCGTGCGCGATTTTTTACTTCCCGCAATCGACGACGCATCTTCTGGCATGACCGCAAGCGCAGCCGCAGCAACTGAACCAACTGACGGCCCCCCAGACGGCTGTATTGTAACTTCTATAGGTATATTTTCCTGTTCTTCGGCCATATCTTTCTTATGTATCGTAACTATTATTTATAATGACCCTTTATATAATTACACGAAATAAAAAGATCACCTCACCTAAAAAATATGGTAACGGGATAGTATGTTATTGATTTTACGAACGATACCTATTTTTTCTAAATTGTAAGGTCGTATCGTTTGAATACATTCACCGAATGACATCCATTTCATGAGACCAACCTCCATAATGTCATGCGCCTTTTTCGGTTTCTTATCTAAATCCACCATCGCAAGAAAATACTTCTGTTTATAACATTTCATGTCTGAACCCATAAATATTTCTTCAAATGGAGCAATATTCTGAATAACATTATCGGTTAGAATATCATAACCGGTCTCTTCTAGGCATTCGCGTAAAGCACATGGTAGATCCTTTTCGTTATAATTTCGCCGGCCTTTTGGAAAACCCCATTCGGTTTCGGTCCAACGTGTCGCGGATTCGTCAATAAACTGATGAAGCGTCTTTATACGCCCGTCTTTCGTGCGTATTCCGCCAAGAACCTGTCTGTATTTTTCAAACGAAATATGCTCTTCATTTTTATACTGACTACCTCGCGTATATTCACCCCATAATAATCGCCATAACTGTTCGAATGTTAGTCGCAATAAATTCGCCTTTTCAGTCACGGTCATCTCATCGATGATCCGTTGTATATATGCTTCGTCATTCAAAGAATATTTCCCTCGAACAAAATCAACAAATCCAAATGAATCTCGGCGACGTATCATGAGAAATTCTGGTCCGGTTTCACCACAACGAAACGCAATCACCCCAATACTTGTAATCGGTGCGCGACAATTGTTATATACATGATTTGTTCGGTTACAATTATTACAGAAATACTTGTTTGGTTCTACGTTGTTTACGATTGACTGTAACGTATGAGCACCTCCTCCATTCGAATGTTTCGTTCGTTGATTTCGTAATTGGATGATTTCAAGATACGATAACGCTGATTTAGGGTTATTTACCTTTAGAGTTTCATTCAATTCTTCTTCTGTGACACAATTTTCTTCCATTTTATAATTCGCTTATTCGTAGCTCTATGATTGTTTTTATGTCGTTTCATTATAAGCAAGCGATGCTCAAGCTTGACGCGAAAGTATGGGGTCCACATTATTGGTTCCTTTTAATGACAGCAGCGGTAAATTACCCCGATCATGTGAATGATGTCACGCGTAAAAAATACTACGACTTTATCCAAAACTTTTCGATGTTGATACCTGATCCAGAAATGTCGTCTGAGTTTGACCGAATGTTGGGAAAATATCCGGTCACGCCATATTTAGACAGCCGCGATTCATTTATTCGTTGGGTTCATTTCATTCATAATCGATATAATGTTCTATTGATGAAGGATGAACTGAGTTTACATGATGCTCTCGAGAGATATTATTTACACTATCGACCACGGTCTGTCCAAATCCTAGAAGAACTGAAGTATCGAGAGAAGCTTGTGTATTTGTTATTATTGGCTGGGTTGGGATATGCGGCGTATTACTATCATAATCGGTAGTGAAATATTCGAGACTATATATAAGTTATCAATACAAGTCGAACATCTGAAATAATGGTAAAAACCGAATACATCGTATTTATTATTACGGCGGTTCTTATCGTAAACACTTATTATGATGGTCAACCGTTAAAGATGTTTCAAAGTAATCAAAAATGGATTAAGATGGCGACATTCGGATTTATCGGTCTCTCACTCTTCATGTTTTTACGCCGTAATCCGGAAAACTCTAGGCAATTATTGTTTCACGCGAATGATATCATCAAGTATATGCCGATAAGTAAAGGGACCGCGGATATGATAACGCCTTTTTTTGATATGACGAGGGTTGCGCCCCCCCACGACGGTGGTGCTATAGGCGGGGCGATGAGCCGTGCGATGGACAGTGCTGTCGGAACACCTAGCGCAAGAGCCGCGCAACCAATAGCACGGCCGTCGTGGGGGGGCGGAACCCCCGGCGGAACCCCCGCTGAGAGACGGTTGCTCAACTCCGGCAAAAACTCTAGCAAACGTAGTGTAAGTGAAACCAAGAAAAAATATGTCGCCGCACAACAGGGGTGGAAATGTGGCGATTGTCAGCGTCAGCTTCCTGCTTGGTTCGAAGTGGATCATGTCATCGCCCTAGAACATGGTGGATCCAATCACATCGATAATTTAGTCGCTTTATGTCGAGATTGTCACGGGAAAAAGACCGCGATGTCCTTTTTATAGATTTACGTGTCGTAGTCAAGCCGACATTATTATATCTCATAATTATAACGGGTGTTGTTATCATTATATTCAATAGTAATAGAATGTCAGGATCATCACTATCATCGGCAGCAAAGATTAACATTTTAGATCCAAAGACAGAAGAAGGAAAAGCGGAAACAAATGCCATATCTTCTATCGAAGAATCATTCCATATTAAAAAAATACTGAATTATCTACCTATCATCGTCATCGTGATTATCGTATTAATTGGATTTGTTTCGTCGGAATTGATGACCTCAAAAGGAAACTGGCCGATATTCGTATCGATGATTCTTACATTTCTTTACGTGCTGTATATTCATTCTATTTCTCCGAATAAGTTTATTGTCATGAAAGGTTCCGATGACACGATTCTCCCGCCGCCACCTGATGCCATTTTTAATATCTCTGATTCTCTGTCTAACACCGGTATTCGGATTATATTACCAGTATGCCTATTTATTCTCGGATTAGGTATGGGGTTCGGTAGTATTCAAGCATCAGAAAAGGTAAGTAACGTTGACCTTACACGAAGCATGATCGGCTTTGGGTCTATTTTATTGATTGGGATGCTAATATT